TTATAACAAATCATCTTCCATAAATGCAACCACTTCCGCTTGTTTTGATGGATATAAGTGGCTATAAGTATTTAAAGTTGTTGCTACATCTGAATGACCTAGGCGTTGGGCTACTACAAGTGGACTGACGCCTTTATTTATTAGATAAGACGCATGAGAATGTCTGAATTCATGGAGTAGAATTTTTCTAACATTAGCAAGAGCGACGTATTTTGAATATCTTCGATCTAATGTTGTAGTAGAGATACTATCATAGAATTCGCCGAAAACAACATAATCATTTTTAACTGGTGCTGTTAATGTAGCATCTTTTTTTATATCTTTTAATAACTCCATTACAAAATTAGGTAACATAATAATTCGATTGGATGCTTTAGTTTTGGGCTCTGTCACCTGGCGGTTGTAGTCGGTTTTATTAATGTCTATTGTTTTTTTCTCAAAATCGATATCTTCCCAAGTTAAAGCTAACAATTCTCCTTTGCGAGCTCCGCTATAATAAAGTGTTGAAAAAAATGCTTTATATAAAGACTCGTCCACCACTTCAATAAATTGCTTAAATTCTTCAAATTCCCAAAAATTTATTCTCTTTTTTGATTCTTTTTCAAAATTACCTGCAATCTTTGCTGGATTGTTTGCTAAACCGTGAAATTTAATTGCGAAATTAAATACTGCTGAAATAGTATTGTGAATTTTTTTTAAAAACTCGGCAGAATAGTCATTAATAATTTTATTCTGATAATTCATGATATGCTTTGCTGTAATTTGATCTATCTTTAATTTTCCGAATTCTTTTAGTAGATGGTTGTAGATAATGTTTTTGATTACATTGATTGAAGATTGTTTTCTTCGTTGAGTGTACCAATCATAATAACTGTCTGCAACTTGAGTGAAAGTTAAACTTGAATTTGTTTCTTTTTCTACTAAAACTTTTGCTTCGGCTTCACGAGCTTCTTTTTTTGTTTTAAAGCCACGACGTTTTACTTGCTTTAGAGTACCATCTAATTGTCGAACTCTAGTGACGAAGTAATAAGTGCCACGTTTTTCATCTTTATAGATTACCAAAGGAATCCCTCCCCCATTGTATACGTATAGAGTTATAAATAAATTTATTGTTTAGAAAATAGTATAACACTGTGTTTTGCAAAAAGAAAAGACGCTCCCAATAAATTGAGCGTCTTTTTCAAAAAAAATAATCTGGCATAGAAAAGTTAGAAATACACCTAAATAATACCATATTTAGGATTTTTTAAACTTGAGAAAATTTTTAATAGAATGTATATTCTGTTTCTTTATGATAAAATTATCTTGTAGTTAATTCCAAATTTATGAACTTATCCATGTGCTATGAGAAATTTAATGCGATTGAACATAAATATAGACCCATAGAAGCGTGTGTAAAAGTGTTGTGACCACAATTACACCGTTCCCTAACCAGCACTTAGGAAACACTTGCCTCGTATGAGTCCATCTTAGTATATCACATGTATGCGATGTTCCTTATTGAAAAAATTGTTAGGATGGAAAGTTTATGTTCGTAGAAGGGGGAAGTACGTTTGTGAAAAAGTTAATGAAAAAAATTAAGAAGCAAACTAAGAAAATGGAACTAACATTTCCTGATATTGAGAAAAAAACGGGAGTGGATCGTGTAGTTATTTCAGATGCTATTAAAGGAAATACTTCAGAGATGAAATTTGATAATTTTTTATCTGTAGCTTCAGTTCTTTTTGAAAATATGGAACAGAGAAAAAAGATACTTAATGAGTTTATCTCATTACTGGAAAGTCCATTAAATATACGTAAATCGTTGGTATATTACCAAGGGATTGGAGATTTTGAAAGTATTGATGCTCTTATAGAGAAACATAAAGACAATGATAAATTAAAGAAATTCCTATGTGTTTATAGATTTTTTAATTTACGAAATAAAAATGAAAAAAAGGGTCAACCGTTAATAGATGAATTAGACAAAAAATCTTTTTCCATGGAAGCTGAATGTGGAGTGCTAGTAAATATGTTATATAGTTTTTCCATGTATGACATATTTAATATTAGAGCCATGCATCCTTATTCTGATAAAGTTGAGAAAAGTTTAGATAAAATGAATAAAGGATTTATTAAATCATGTTTAGAAATACATTATAAGGATCGACTTGCATATATAAAATTATTCAATGATGAATTAGAAGAATGTAGAGAATTATGTAATCAGATATTGAAGACACATCTAGATATACCTATAATTAAAGCGACAGCTCTATGTTGCATTGGAGAAAGTTATATGATAGAGGATCCAATGTTGGCTGAAAAGTATATCTTGGATAGTATTGAATATCTAAATGAATATATGATATCTCGTGATAGTAGAAAGTATAAAGCATTTAATACTACGTTAAATTATTTGTATATTGAATTTGGTTTTAATTTAGATAAAATTAATTTTGAGTATATCGATACTTCAGAGTTAGGTTACTATATAGGATTGTATGAAGATAAGGAAAAAGGGTTAGAAATGATATATAATTTAGTTAAAGAGCGTGGTAGTTCGCCGTTTACCGATTATTATATTGCTAGGATAAATGAAGATTTAGAGGGTTTGGAAAAAGCTCTTATTCGTTTCGAGCGGGTTGCAAACTACCATTATGCTAAAACGGTACTACGTACAATTGAATTATTAAAAAAGAAACAGGGAGAGGTTGAGAAAGTATGAAAAAATTTGGTATATTATTGTTAAGTGTTGTTGGTGCGTTCACATTAGTATTAAGCACAGGAACAATGGAGAAGGAACATGCTATAAGTAAGCAAACAAATAACGAATATGTACAGTTTATGAGTTCTGAACCTGGTGGTCACTAATTTAATGTAAGTTAATTATAAGAAGGAAGGACGTTGCGTAAATCGCAGCGTCCTTTCGTACTTTTCAGAGAATGTTGACTTTTGGACTTTCATCTAAAAATCGTCACCTAATTTTTAACAATAATAAAGGGAGGAATTTTGATGTTAAACACTGTAGAGGTAGATGTTAAGAAGCTGGAGTTAATTGAAAAAATCTTATTATTGGAGAAAGAAACAGAATGCGAAGTAATCTTACAAGCGATTGGAGAATTAAAAAAAGAGATTGATGGCAAATGAGCTGTCAATCTCTTTTACTATAATTTAGATGCTTGTTCTAAGATATTCTTCATCATGTTTAAAATGGTTTCTTGTTTGGAGCTATCAAGCTTTTCGATTTTATCAGCCATTTCAAGCATTTCTTTTTTGATCTCAGAAGATTCTTCCATTGTTAATTTTTTATGCTCTGAGCGTCCCAATAAGTAATCAGCGGTAACACCTAAGACTTCTGCCAGTTTGTTTAGCACTTCATTACTTGGAGCATTTCTTCCGTTTTCAATTTCCGAGATGGAAGACTTTTTCAAACCTACTTTATCTCCTAACGCTTGCTGTGTTAACTTTATCTCTTTTCTAAGTGTTTTAACTCTAGTCCCTAACACATTTATCCCTCCATTCTATAAAGAGCTCTCACACACATTGTAATATAAAAGTTCACTCTAAACAAACTTTTTTGTTTTATTTTTAAAAAACTTAAAATATCGTGTACATTTTTAGTGAACTTATGCTATGATGATTTCATAAGTGAGGTGAGTAATAGTGGATTTTGACAACAAAAAACTTACTTGGATTCTTCTTGAACATGGAGTCAGTCAACGGCAGCTCTCAAAGGAATTAGGTAAAGCAAAGGCTACAGTGTCTGGATATGTCAATGGTACTATACAACCGCCTTTTTCTGTTATCTGTAAGATAGCAGATGTATTAGGCGTAAGTGTGGACTATTTTAGAGAGGGTAGGAATGAGTGAACTTTTATAATGTTTTTTTAAAACATAAGTTCACTTAAAATGTACTTTTTGGAGGGTGAATCATGATTGAGGAAAGTCAGTTTTCGTTAATGATAGTTGCACTTGTAATTTCTATAGTCTCGTTAGCAGTTTATTTTTTGGACAAGCCAATTGAAAAGTTTATAAAGGATGATGATAGAGATGTATAAAAACCTATTTATTGTTCGAAGAGAACATCGTATGACGCAAGAGGATGCTGGGAAGTTAGTAAACATATGCCAGCAAACGTATTACCTAAAAGAAAAAGGAAAACGTGACTTTACTCTTACAGAAGCAAAATTACTTGCACAACATTTTAAAACAACAGTAGACGACCTATTTGCGAAGTAACTGGGGGGAATTTTAATGAAAAACGGTAAAAAATTGACCAAGCGTGAAAAAATGCACCTAAAATCATACAGATTGAATCCTGAGAGCTGGTTAATCTTTAAGAAGGTAGATGGTGAATTACATTTAGTTCATCGTCATACGAATTCAATACGAGTCATTCCGGGTGCTTAGGGTGGACAAGCATTATTAAAAATGGGGAGGGGTCTATATGGACCAATTAACAACAGTAAACGCACAACCAACATTATCAAGTTTGGAAGTAGCAAAGATGGTAGGGAAGCGGCATGATAATTTAATGGCAGATATCAAAACTCATATAGGTTATCTAAGTGAAGATGACGCCCTGAAAAGTCAGGTGGTTGAATATTTTAAGCAAAGCACGTATTTAGATAAGAAAAATGAGGCGCGCCCATGTTATGACATCACGAAAAAGGGTTGCGAATTAATCGCTCATAAAATGACAGGTAAGAAAGGGACATTGTTTTCCGCTTCTTACATAGAACGATTTCACCAAATGGAACAACATATAAAAAAACAAAATGAAATCCCTACTGACCCATTCGGACAAATCGAACTAATTGCAGCAGGAGCAATTAATTTAAACAATCGAGTTAGCAAGTTAGAACATGTTATTGAAGAGCAATTAACTATTGATTTTGGACAGCAACGAGTAATAGAGAAGGCAAAAGGTAGACGTATCTATTTCCTATGGGAACACGGTCATGTTGATAAAGAGGTTCATGGCACTACACGTAAGTTGTTTGGTTTGTTAGGTAAGAATTTAAAAGATGCATTTGATGTGAATAGCTATCGGGATATTTTAAAGAAAGATTTTGATGAGGCGTTAAAGTTTATTGAGGGCTGGAGACCAATGATCTAATTATACAAGAGGAGGACCATTACGTGGGGATGATAACAAACAAAGAAGTGTTTCGAAGTATTGAAAAGAAAGCAAAACAACTTAGTTTAGTTCCTGATCAATTACAGGTGGAGCAATTACAAAGTGTATTTCTTTTTAAAGAATATAAGGGTGAATACATCTGTGTGTATCTGCATGATAATCAAATTCATTTTGTTTCTGAAACATTTGGAAAAGGTAAAATGACCAATCAAGTCGAGTTTTTTAAAGTTTTTGGTGCAGAGTGGAATGAATATCCTTATAAAATGATTGTCTTTAATGCAATTGCTTGGTACAAGCGATGGTTAAAATCGAATTTCAAAGATATGGACGAATTGTATGACCGCAAAAGAAGTTTACAAAAACAGCATGAATGGTTAATGGAGATTATGGAAATAAAACGTGCCAGTGAAAAACTACTTTTCATTAACGAAGTTAACAATGTGTTAAACAGAGTGAAGGAGCAAATTTTAAGTATAGGTAAGCAGGTTATAGATATTATTCATGTTTGGGATTTTAGTGTCGATGAGGTGTGTGCTCTTCTTGGAGGAAATGCAATAGAAGGTCAACGGCTATATAAAGAATATCGAGAAGATAAAAAACAGCAAGAAACTTTTAAAACATTTATGGAATATGCCTTGCATAGAGGACTGGAATATAGACATCGAAAAGGGCGAATGAAAGGTATATATGATTGCCCATCTTATGAAATGCCTTTCTATTGGGCGGTAAATAACGTGATTTTGGATTTTATAGACAGTTCGCCAAAAGCGAAAGAAAAGATACGCAATTTCTTTAAAAATGATTTGGGATTAACTATGTATAGAACAGTTGAAGATTTAGAAGGCAATATTTTAGGAGTTATTGAGGATGATGAGAGTAATTAAAAAAGTAACTTGCGCCAACAAGTTACCCTACTGAAATACCCATGAAAAAATACTTAGAAAAATTATAACATACATGTCCAGTTTATGAAAAGAGGGGCATGATTATGCCCCTTAAATATAAGAGGTGCCTATATGAGTAAATTAATCATCAACGAAGAACCATTATTAGTTCTTCCATCGTTAGCAAAGAGTATCGGGTTAAATGAAGCGGTCTTTTTACAACAAATACATTACTGGTTAAATCGTTCTAATCATTTTTATGATGAAAGACGTTGGATATATAACAGTGCTGTTGAATGGTCTAAACAATTTCCATTTTGGAGTGAAAAGACAATTAGACGTATTTTGAAAAACTTAGAAGAAACCAAGATTTTATTGACTGGTAACTACAACAAGATGAAATTCGATAAAACTAAATGGTACACCATTGATTATGATAAATTACGTTCGCTCGAAACGGTAAACGATGTGGACAATTTGACTAGAAGAAGTGGTAAAAGTGACCATGTGCTACCGGACAAGTTGACCAGACCAATACCAGAGAATACACAGAGACTATCTACAGAGATTACAGAATATATAGTCGAGATAGTAAACTATCTCAACACTACATGTAATAAAAGTTATCGTACCTCAACTAAGAAAACTCAAACATTAATAAAAGCGAGATTAGCTGAAGGCTATACAGTTGAACAGTTCAAGAAAGTAATTGAAATAAAGAAATCTCATTGGTTTGGAGATGCAAAATGGGATGAATATTTAAGACCTGAAACACTATTTGGAACAAAGTTTGAAAGCTACTTAAATAGCAAACCAAAAACAAAGCAACATTCGGAAATGTCTGCTGAGGAACGGTTGGAACATTTCCAAAAAGAAGCAGAGGAACAAGATGATTTGCCATTCTAGGGGTGTGCTAAATGGGGAGAGAAGAACTTTTTCAAAGAGTGTTCAGTAGTGATCGAGATGTGAGAAACTCAGTCAGTGTAGAGGAATTAATGAAGGCTATGTCACTTGAAGAGGGTGCATGGTGCAAAACTTGTAAAATATTCGTTCCAATGATGCAGTTGCCTATCTACTTATTAAAACATTTAAAAGGTGCAAAAGTACCGGGTGTTAATTCTACAGGGAAAGTGCAACCAGTATGTCCTAAATGCTTAAGGAAACCATCTGCGGAACAAGATGAAATTAGATATCAGGATGTTGTAGAGGCAGCACAAAAGAGAATGCAACGAGGAGAACAAAATCGATATTTAATGCCAACACCAGAAAGATATATCGATGCTACACTTGAGAACTTTGAAATGAGAGCGGGCGTCGAGAAAGCAGTTAAAGGTGCAATATATTTTATTGAAAATATCTCGAAAAAGAAAGAAAAAGGGCTGTTTTTACAAGGTGGATTCGGATCTGGAAAAACAAGAATTTGTTATTCGATTAAACACACTTTAGAGAGTATGGGTCCTAAAGTAATTGTATATAACGTGACACAACTGTTAGATAGGATACGCTCTACATTTAGCAGTGATAAGGAAAGTAAGGCGGAAATTATGGCATTACTCATGAAGTGCGATGTATTAGTCCTAGATGATTTAGGAGCAGAAAAGCCTTCAGAGTTTGCAGCAGAGTTTTTATATACGATTGTAGATTATCGATACAGTACGTGGAGACGAATGATTATTACGAGTAACTGTAGTGATGAGGAACTAAAGGAACGTCTGGGCCATTTACAGGGTGGACGTATTTTAGATCGGTTAAGAGAAGGGTGTTATAAAATTCCAATTACGGCAGGGAGTGCGAGGTAATGGCAAATAATAAGAGCGGAGAAATACTTGATGGTATTAAAGAGTTGCTGTGGAAATTAATAGTTAAAGCGAAAACTGATGAAAGAGTACGTGATTTTTTGGATGATTTTAAAAAAGTGTTAGAAGACAATAAACATTCAGCTAAAGAAGAACTTTCGGTAGCTTTTGCAAGGTTACAAGAAAAACACTTTCCTAAATTTGAAGAAGGAGAATCCAAAAAATGACTAAAGAAAGAGACCAAGTAAAAGCTGGAGTTAACGTTAGAGAAATGTCAGACACTGAATTTATGAAGAAGTATGGAAGGCTTGTTCATCATTGTGTTTGGAAACGATATGCGAAAAAAATGAAGAGTATAGAACATGATACGGGTTTAGATATAGAGGATTTAACTCAATTTGGGATGATAGGTCTTATTAAAGCAAGGGATAATTTTGATCTTGAGTATGGTTGTAAATTTTCAACGTATGCTGTTCCTAAAATCATAGGTGAAATTGGCCGAGCCATTCGAGATCATCAAAAGGTGAAAGTGCAACGGAGTGTATACAGTATAAAGGGGAAAATTCTGAGACAAAACCTAGAAGATGAAATTCCAGAAGAAATAGCAAGTATCTTAAATGAAGATGTATCTGTAGTCAGCAACGCATTACATTATCAACCAGGTGCACAGTCCTTGAATAAAGTTGTACACCAGTCTAATGGGAATGAAGAATTAACCTTGGAAAGCATGCTAGAGGATAAAAAAGCCGAAAACGTCGAGGATGTATCGATTAATAGAATGGTGATACAGTCATTTAAATCTCAATTATCACATAAAGAACACATTGTATTAGATATGAGTCTACAGAACAGGACACAACAAAACATTGCAAATGAAGTAGGGTGTAGCCAAGTTCAAATTAGCCGTATCCTAACAAAAATCAATAAAAATGCTGCTCAGTTTGGTAAAGATGGGGGTCTACAGGATTGAGTGAAACAAAGGGAGTATGTATGGACCACGTGTCTTCTTTTAATGTAATACAATTTGAATTTTGTAAGAAAAGGAGATGTTAATTATGGAAGATAGTAATAAAAAAGGAAAATGTAAATGTGGTAAAGAGACTTTCAGAACGTTTAAATTTGGCGAGTCATCAATGTATATCTGCAATAAATGTACAGCGGAACTTGCTGATTATCTTATGGAACTTGCGAATTTAGATAAACAAGATACAGAACGCGGTAATCAAAACTAAACCAAAGCGTTATTTTAATCGGAATGGCAGGTAATTGACCAAATCACCTGCCAAGTGCCTAAACAGTCCGGAGGGGTAAAGCTCCGTTTTGAAAGAGTGTAGCTGACTCGTAAATAGTATGTGTAATGTAAAAAAGATTATTCGTAAAGGGGTATGAAAAAAGAGTACATATTTGATATGTACTCTTGAAAAAGGAGAACCCTATGAAAGTGATAGTACATCATATGCTTGTCCAAATAAAAGGTGAGAAGTTTTTAATAAAATAGTAACTTGAATAGAAAGGGAGAAAGAAATGAAAACATTTAATGTTACCTTTACTCAAATGAAAATGTATGAAGCAGTTGTTGAAGCGGAAACAATGGAAAAAGCAGTTGAAAAAGTTCGTAATTGCCATGTACAAGAGGAAGATTTAATTGAGAAGGATATAACGATTAATGACTTGCGTGAGGTGTTAGTCAAAGAACAACAGTTCGAATGAACAGGATGCTAAAATCATGCAAGAAAGGGCTTGTTTTTAATTGAGAATATAATAAGTCTAGGAAGTGCTAAAACCGCTCGTTCAGGCTATAAATAGCGTTTAATAAGATTCGTTTAAAACAATAGAGAGAAGGAAGTGTTGATGTGGCTAACTTAAAGAAAAAGAAGATAAAAAAGCCATTGACCGACGTGCAAGAGCAATGGATAAGGAGAGAGTTACAAATGCATGGAGAAATATTTTTGTACGGGCAGGGATTGTAAAATGAACAAAATATTTGAGGAATTGATAAATGAATTAAATCAATCAATAAGTGAAAATGAAAAATTGGCTGATACTGCTCATGAAAAGGGTGATATGGGGTTAGCTGGATATCATCGAGGGGTTTGTGATTCGAATCGGGACTTTGCACTTAAATTAGCAAAGTTAATACCTAGACATCATCAAATAGCACATTAGAATATTTTTGCTCGGTATAGAAAGGTAGGTGAATCATCATTTGTACGAATGGTTGAAAGATTATCAAAGGTTGGAGGAAGAAATTGAATATCTGGAATTTAATCTTGAAAAGACACAGTTAGAATTGAAACGTTGGATAAGTGGTGATTTGCGAGGAGTTCGTTTGACTGCCGATTCAAATGGTGCAAAGGTAGAAGAGCATATTCAAAGAATAAGAAAAGAAATTGAGTTAAAAAAAGAGCAAAGGGTACGATTAATTAATTTAATAAGTAAGTTCAAAGGTTTAGAAAATCAAATACTTAAAAAGAAGTATATCGATGGAATGACCTTAGAAGAGATAGCTGAGAATATGAATTATAGCTCTAGTTATATTTATAAGAAACATGCTGAGATTATAAGGCGAATAAAGTTTGCTGATGAACTTACACTTTACTGACACTCAGTTCTGTGAATGTTACCTATTGAAAATATGAATTATAGTAATAACATAAGAAACTGACGAAAGGGCAACTGGTGCACGGTTGCTCTTTTTAATTAGACAAACCATATCCATATAATAATGATAACAGCATAGATAATGATTAGTATTTGTGAGAATTTCATAACATGCTCCTTTTAAACTATAGTGTTTGCAAAGGATTGAAGAAGCATTCCTTATGGAGTGTTTTTTATTATATGAAAATTATATAGGTGGTGTAGAGATGACTTTAACGTTGCATAATGGAGATTTAAACAAATTGGCAAGAGATACTTCTCAGGACAGTATCAATTTTATGGTAAGTGGACAAGAGATTATATCTTTGAAAAGTACTGGAGATATCTATGTTAAAGGTAAGCTTGTTGAAAACGATAAAGAAGTTGTAGATGGCATGAGAGAGTTATTAATGTTATCTAGGTCAAGATAGGCGCAAACGTGTTGCATTTGAAAAGGATGGTGTTAAGTAAATGAATTCAGATGAGATATATGTAAAGCAAATGGATGCGTGGATTAAAGAACAAGAGTCTAGAAGAGAACAGATTGTAGTGACAATTAAAACTAGCTCTGAGATTGTGGAACAAAACAAGATACAGTTGCAATGGTTAGATAAAGGATTGGGTCTTGCTAAAGAAGAGTTCGAGACTTGGAAGAAAGAAAATATTTATAAGAATAGTGAATGTAAATGATTACATTCTTTTACAATGTAATTGGTGTACATGAAGCTGCATCTATTCTTAATGTATCACCTGGTCATATTAAGAACCTTTGTGCTCAAGGAAAGATTGTAGCAAAGAAAATTGGTAAGACATGGGTGATTGATAAATCAAGATTAGGAGGATTGGGTAATGATTACTGAAACAAGAAAAACAATATCAGGCACAGAGTATTGGAATAATGAACAGAAGAAAAGCTTGTTTGTTCCTACAGGTGAAGTACCTGGATTCGAAGTAACGGTTAATCCGGAGAGTATGATTGCTGATAAAGGATTTGCAACAGGAGGGTATTTGACTAAAGATACGTTGGCAATTGGTGAAGCAGGTACAGAACTTATCTTGAGTAATAAGACAATAAAAGAGTTACGTGAGTATGCTGATGAGCTAGGTATTGAAATCCCTTGTGATATTAAAAAGAAAGAAGACATCATTGAATTGCTATCATGAAGTACTGTGACTTCAATGGCTGCCGTAACAAGATAAGCAAAGGACGTTACTGTGAAGAGCATAAGCGTAACAAGCCAAGGAAGAAGAAAGATAAGAAGAACATCTACCATCATGATAACAAACCATTTTATCGTACTGATGCATGGAAGTATGTCAGGTCAAAGGTATATGAAAGAGAGAAGGGATGTTGTCAACGATGTGGACAGTTTGTCTTTGGTAGGCGTGCTCATGTTCATCACGTAATACCAATCAAAGAAGACCCAACTCTTAAATTAGAAGAAAATAACTTAAGGTTACTTTGTCCAGTTTGTCATACAATTGAAGAAAATGAAGATAAACCGAAAAAAGTTTTTCCGAGTTATTTCGGAAGCCCCCCTATCAAAAATTAAAATTTGTCCTCTGGGGAGGATAGGTAGCGTAGGGGGCATATCAATAGTTGCACCATTTTTAAAAAATGAAGGGGGGTGTGAAAATGGCTCGAATGTCAAAAAAGAAAAAGTTGGAAATGCTAGATGTTGCAAGGGATGAAGAACGAAATAGAATCATAAGGTTATTGACTGAAGATGACAATTTCACACCTTCCTTAGAACCATTAATTGATAATTATTTAGATGCTTTTATCATTTATAAAACGATGTTTGAAGAATGGAAAGCTGATGGTTTTGCTCCTACAAAAACGCATAAAAACAAGGCTGGTGCAGTAAATGAAATGAAACATCCGCTCGCTCAACAAGTTGAAACTTGGAATGATAAGAAGAATAAAATGTTAGAAGCTCTAGGAATGACGAATAAGGGAAAAAGTGTACAAAAGACACCCAAAAATGCAGGGAATATTCAATCTAATGAGCCTAAAGACGAATTAGCAGCTCATCGGAATAAATGGCGGAAAACTCAATGATTATTACACCAGGCGTTAACTATGCTGATAAGTATGCGAATAACGTCATGCGTAATAAAAAGAAGTACCCGAAGTCGATCATTCTTGCTGTAGAACGTTATAAGAAGTGGAAAAAGCGTAAAGATATTTGGTTTGATGTAGATCGAGCGAATGAAATGTTAGACTTCGTTCAATCGTTCATCCGTCATGTTAAAGGGCCACTTGCAGGTCAATTGATGGAATTAGAGCTTTGGGAAATGTTTGTTTTTGCGAATATGTATGGTTGGTATCATAAAAACGAAAAAGGAAAAACGGTCCGTGTTATTCGTGAATCATATGTTCAAGTACCAAAGAAGAACGGAAAAACAATTATCGCAGCAGGTGCATTGCTCTATGCTATGTATGGAGAACTTGAACTTGGAGCGGATTGTTATTGTGCGGCATCGGATTATGAACAAGCGCAAAATGCAGCTGAACCAATTGCACAAGCGATAGAAAACTCCGAACCTCTGGCACGACATACACAAATTTATAAAGGTGTGAATGGAACAGTTAGTGGTGCTATGTATCGATATAGAATCAATGGAATTGCATATCAAAATAAATTCAAAGTATTAACGAAAAACACGAAGGGTCTTGAAGGAAAGAACCCTTATTTTGTGTTAAATGACGAGCTCCATGCACAGGAAAATATGGACATGTATGATAACTTGAAGTCAGCGCAGATTTCTCGTGAACAACCAATAATGCTTAATATTTCAACAGCTGGTAAGGGTGCTTCATCTGTCGGTATGCGTGTTTATAAATATGCGAAATTTGTTTTGGAAAATGACGACGACGATTCTTTGTTTGTTGCAATCTGGGAGCCAAATAAAAATTATGATTGGGAAGATCGTAAAGTTTGGGAAATGGTTAACCCGAATATTGGTGTTTCCGTTACAATGGAAACACTTGAAATTGAGTTCAAAAAGGCGAAACAGTCGGCACATTCAAAAGCTGAGTTCCTTTCCAAACATTTAAATGTTTTCGTAAATGGTGCTGATAATTATTTTGAGCATGATCAAGTACAACATGTTCTTGTGGAAGATTTAGGTGATCTTACAGGTGAAATTTGTTATTTAGGATTAGACTTATCTAAAACAACAGACTTAACGTGCGTGAGTTTAAACTTCCCTTCACATGATGAGGAAGGAAGGTCGATTATAAAAGTGAAACAGATGTATTTCCTTCCTAATGAAAATATTGATTTTAAAGAAAAAGAGGATAACGTTCCATATACAGATATGGTTGAACGTGGTTTTGCTACGTTTTGTGATGGGAAAATGATTGACCAGGATCAAGTTATGGAATATATCGTTGAATGTATGGATTTGTACGATGTACAACAAATAAACTATGATCCAGCAATGTCCCAAAAGTTAATAGAGAAGCTTGAAAACCTCGGTTTAGAATGCATTGCAGTAAATCAGTATCCAAACGTTATGAATGCAATGCTTGACGATTCAGAAATACTAATTTATGAAAAGCGTTTAATTACAGACAATCCTTTATTTGTTTATTGCGCTCTTAATGTTGTAGTGGTAACAAATATGAACGGAATGAAAGCACCAAGTAAGAGACAGTCCAAAAAGAAGATTGATGGATTTGTGGCTTTTTTAGTTGCTCACAAAGAAACGATGATGGTTATGGATAGCATAACAGAGGAAGGTATGGATGAATTGATTGGTGATATTTATCGATAGAGAGGCGGTGAAAAATTGGGTTTAAGGGATAGGTTTTCAAATTACTTATTTAAAAAGGCTGAAAAGCGTGGTTATCTTGATGATGTTTTAGGAAAGAGTATTCGTTATGGTGGTGTGTATGTTACAGATTCAAACATCTTACAATCTAGCGATGTTTACGAGTTGTTACAAGACATCAGTAATCAAATGGTATTGGCTGATATTGTTGTGGAAGATGAATTTGGGAATGAAACTAAAGATGATATTGCACTTCGTATTTTAAAGAATCCGAATGATTATCTTACACAATCTGAATTCATTAAATTAATGACGAATACTTATTTACTCGAGGGAGAAACGTTCCCTATATTAAATGGTGCTCAAATACATTTAGCTTCAAATGTATTTACAGAGTTAGATGATAATTTAGTAGAGCATTTTAATATTGGTGGTCACGAAATTCCTCCGTTTATGATTCGTCATGTGAAAAATATTGGTGCAGATCATTTAAGAGGAAAAGGCCTTCTTGATTTGGGAAGAGATACACTTGAGGGCGTTATGTCAGCTGAGAAAACTTTAACTGACAAATATAAAAAGGGTGGACTATTAGCATTCTTGTTACATTTAGATGCCCATATCAATCCACAGAATGGTACGCAGTCAAAATTAATCAATGCAATTTTAGATCAACTGGAATCAATCGATGAAGCAAGGTCTGTAAAAATGATTCCTCTTGGAAAAGGGTATTCAATAGACACACTTAAAAGCCCGTTAGACGACGAAAAGACCCTAGCATACCTAAATGTATATAAAAAAGATTTAGGTAAGTATTTAGGCATAAATGTGGATACATACACAGAGCTAATCAAAGAAGATATTGAGAAAGCAATGATGTATATCCATAACAAGGCAGTTAGACCAATAATGAAAAATTTTGAAGACCATTTGAGTCTTCTTTTTTATGGTCAAAATTCGGGGAAACGAATTAAGTTTAAGATAAATATTCTTGATTTTGTTACTTATAGCAACAAGACAAATATCGGTTACAACCTTGTGCGTACAGCTATTACTTCACCTGATAATGTTGCCGATATGCTTGGATTCCCTAAACAAAATACAAAGGAATCACAATCTATTTATATTTCAAATGATATAACCGAAATCGGTAAGAAAGAAGCGGCCGATGGTTCAGTGGAGGGAGGTGACTAAACGTGAAGGGAGATACAATTCATGTTAGTTGTGGAGACATGGATATTAGAATTCATAAGAAAAGTCCTACAATGTTCGATGTGGTAGTTGGAAATTGTAGGACTGGAAATGGCATTTTGATGTGTTCAGTAGAACAAGAGAAGCCTCCCTATTTGTTTTATAAAATTGTTAATCTACGGGTTTATTCAAAAGAGAAATTAGCCATTGGTTCTCCGAATATATTGCTTCAATTGTTATGCTGTAGTCTTGACAACCAGGAAAAGAATAACTTTTGAAACGGATTAAATACTTTGTTTTAGAAATCTGTGAAATGGATTGAAATTTGGCGCGATTTTCAATGTCAATTTCGTCAATAAACGCTAACGTTTTGTGAGCAAACTCAAAATTTTCTTTAAAATCTTTTTCTGTTTGGATAGATAAAATCATTGGGATCACCTCCTTACTCATCAAATGATAGCAGAAAAACTATTTCTAGGAATGAAAGGATGTGAAAATGATGAAAATTGAGGTCCGAGGGAATCAAGTCATACTTGATGGTTATGTAAATGTTGTGGACAGGGAAAGTCGCATGTTGCCTTCGCCCAGGGGATATTTCAAGGAAAGAATTGTTCCAAAAGCGTTTGAGAAAGCATTGAAGAAAGCGAAGAATGTGGACTTGCTTTTTAATCACAACAAAAATAGAAAGCTTGGTTCTATTGAAAATGGCAATCTGGAATTGTACGAAGACAATATTGGTTTAAGAGCCATCGCTACAGTTACAGATGAACTAATAATTGAGAAAGCAAGGAATAAAGAATTGCGTGGTTGGTCATTTGGCTTTGTTTCTGAAAAAGATTCCTGGGAAGAAGGCGAATCTGGTGTTCAAAAACGATCTATTGAAGAATTAGAACTCTTAGAAGTTTCTATTTTAGATATGACACCAGCCTATGTTGCTACTTCCATTGAAACCAGGGGCGAAAATACAGCCATGATTGAAATGAGAAGTGAAGAAGCAGCTGTAAAAACAGTTGTGGAAGATGATACAGAAGAAAGAAATAATCTTATTAAACAAATAAAAAAAGTTTTGGAGGAAAATTAACATGAATTTAAAAGAAATCTTAAACGCATCTTTAACAAGAACGAAATCTCGATTAGCGGAATTACAAGGGAAAGTAGAAAAAAATGAAGTTCGTTCAGAAGAATTAGCAGCAATTAAAGCTGAAGTAGAAGAATTAACAAAGGAAGTACAAACTATCACTGATGAGTTAGCAAAATTAGAAGCGGAAGAAAAAGGAGAAGATCCGGACAAAAAGAAAGATGAAGATCCAGATAAAAAAGAAGACCCAGCAGCAAAAGAAAATCCGAATGAAAAAACGGAACTGTCAGAAGAACAACGTTCAGCTATTTCAGCATCTATCGCAGCAGCTCTTTCTACTAAAGGTCATCGTGCAAACAAAGAAACAGAAATTCGTTCCGTATTTGCTAACTACATTGTTGGTAATATTGATGAAAAGGAAGCCCGTGCATTAGGGTTAGTGACTGGTAATGGTTCTGTTACGATTCCAGATTTCTTGAGTAAAGAAATTATTACGTATGCTCAAGAAGAAAACTTCTTACGTCGATTAGGAACAGGAGTAAAAACAAAAGAAAATATTAAGTATCCTGTTTTAGTTAAAAAGGCAGAAGCACAAGGTCATAAAAATGAGCGAACAAATAATGAAATGCCAGAAACGGATATCGAGTTCGATGAAATCGAATTATCACCAACGGAATTTGATGCACTGGCTACAGTGACGAAAAAATTATTAGCACGTACAGGTTTACCGATTGAACAAATTGTTATGGATGAGCTGAAAAAAGCTTATGTTCGTAAAGAAACGCAATATATGGTGAATGGCGATGAAGCTAATAATATAAATGATGGTGCATTGGCAAAGAAAGCCGTTGAATTTAAAACGGATGAAAAAAATCTCTATGATGCATTAGTAAAAATGAAAAATACACCGGTTAAAGAAATTCGTAAAAAAGCAAGATGGGTGTTAAATACAGCAGCACTAACAAAAATTGAAACAATGAAAACGGATGATGGTTTCCCATTACTTCGTCCATTTAATCAAGCAGAGGGCGGCATTGGTTATACATTATTAGGCTTCCCTGTTGAGGAAGAAGATGCAATTGATATCCCTGATTCACCAGATACACCAGTATTCTATTTCGGTGATTTCTCTAAGTTCTATATTCAAGATGTTATTGGATCACTAGAAGTACAAAAGTTAGTTGAGTTATTCTCACGTACAAACCGTGTAGGCTTCCGTATCTGGAACTTACTAGATGCTCAATTAATTCATTCTCCATTTGAAGTTCCAGTTTATAAGTATGTTTTAAAAGCTTCTACTGGGGCTTAATATGGATGATTTAATTGAGAAATTAAAATCTCATATTCATTGGGAAGAGGGTATGGATGATTCTATGCTCTCTTTTTATATTAAGCAAGGTCAACGATATGTAAAAAAAGCATGTGGAAGAGAAGTGGAATACCTGGTCATTATGTGTGCAGGTATTTTTTATGAATATCGTGTAGCTGAAAAAGAATTAGAACAAGCTTTGGATGCTTTGACACCATTCTTTGTCCAGGAGGTTTATGATGCCGAAGAGGAAGACGAATAAACTCAAATGGATGGGTGATTTACTCAAATTAGGAGAGACGATTGATCCAGTAACAGACCGTGTTGTGATGGGATATCCATTAGAACGGAAAATTCGATATAACAACATTGGAGTTACGGCCACTGATAAATTCACAACAAAAGATACGAATGAAATTGTAAAGAAAATTGAAGTTCGTATTGATCGTGACATTGAAAACAATCAAAAGAATTATCGCGTAAAAGTTGGTGGCCGTATTTATAACATTGAACGCATTTATGTAAAAGAAGAAGACCGATTGATGGAGGTGTCACTATCGTATGCAAATTAATTTTGAACAGTTGCGAAGTCTTATGAAGAAATCTGGTATTCCAGTTTCTCGTGATAGTGCTCCTACAGGGGGAGATTACCCTTATATTGTGTATGAATTTGTGAATGAGCAACATAAGAGGGCTTCTAATAAGGTTCTAAAAGATATGCCACTTTATCAAATTGCAGTTATCACAAATGGAACTGAAAAAGATTATGAACCATTAAAGGCTGTTTTTAATGAAGTAGGCGTGTCTTATTCTCAGTTTGATGGAATGGGTTATGACGAGAATGACGACACTATCACGCAGTTTATAACGTATGTGAGGTGTATCCAGTAATGGCTTCAAATAACAATGGTTTTGCTGAAGCTTTAGAAGATATCAATACGCTATTACGGGTGAATAAAAAAGTAAGTTTGGATGTGTTAGATGAAGCAGCCAAGTATTTTGCTAGTAAATTAAAACCAAAAATCAAAGCATCCAATAAAAACAAGCGGACACATTTAAGGGATAGTCTAAAGGTTGTTGTGAAAGATGATCGTGTATCTGTGGAATTTAAAGATGAAGCTTGGTATTGGTATTTAGTTGAACATGGCCACAAAAAAGCAAAAGGTAAGGGGCGTGTGAAAGGAAAACACTTTGTTCAGAATACCTTCGATGCAGAAGGGGATAAAATTGCTGATATTATGGCACAAAAAATAATGAATAGAATGTGAGGATGATATACATGACAATTGAAAATAAAGAAATTCAATATTCCGTAGGGATTGAAGATTTATATCTATGCTTGATGAAGGGAAATGAAACTTCTAGTGCACTACCAACTTATGAGGATATTGTTTATAGACAAACGAATATTTCTGATTTAACGATTTCCACTACTTCTACTAATTTTACAAAGTGGGCATCTAACAAAAAAATTATTAACATTGTCAAAAATACAGCGTTTGGATTAGCTTTTAATCTTGCTGGTCTAAATCGTGAAGTAAAAGATAAAATCTTTGCTAAAACACGTAAAAAAGGTGTGTCTTTTGAAACAGCGAAGGCGAAGGCATATCCAAAGTTCGCAGTAGGTGTTGTATTCCCTTTAAATGATGGAACAAAAATATTACGTTGGTATCCAAAATGTACGGTTGCTCCAGTAGAAGAATCTTGGAAAACACAAGGTGATGAAATGACTGTGGATGACATTGCTTACACAATTACAGCAGATCCATTGTTATTTAATGATGTAACACAAGCTGAATTGGATACTGGTGATCCAGAGGCAAAAGGAATGAAAGCTGAAGATTTCCTAAAACAAGTAATTTGTGATGAATCTCAATTAACACAACTTGGTGGAACATCGACACCAGGGAAATAAGGAGTGATAGTATGGCACGTTTAAGTGATTTAGTAAATGTAAATATAACTAGAAATAGCATTAAGATACAGGGTGTCTCAATCCCTGTTATTTTTACTTTTGAATCTTTTCCTTATGTGGAAGAAGCATTTGGAACACCTTATCATGAATTTGAAAAAGAAATGAATGATATGTTAGCTAAAGGTCAATTTAGCCTGGGAGAAAATGAAGCGAAATTGATGCGTGCATTAATTTATGCGATGGTACGTAGTGGTGGCACAGAATGCACATTAGATGAATTGAAAGGTGCTATTCCTATGAATGAATTACCTGATATTTTCATCGTTGTATACGAAATTTTCAGTGGCCAAACTTTCCAGAATTCTGATTTGGAGAAGCTGAAGCAAGAAAAAAAGTAAAAAACATACTGACTAAAAACGAGGAATCTCAGTCCGAATTGGACTGGGATTTTTATTTTTATGTCGGTAATACGTTGCTTGGTTTAAGTATGGATGACTTCTGGAAAATCACACCTGCACATTTTTTAAAGCAATTCATCATGCATCTCAGATACAACAATCCGGATGCATTACATGAGCAGAAACCAAAACAAATCTACACGCTAGATCAAACACCATTCCTATAAGAAATGAGGTGAGAAAATGCCAGGGAATAGTAAAGAAAGGAACGTCGTCCTTAATTTTAAAATGGATGGTCAGGTTCAGTATGCAAATACATTGAAACAAATCAATATGGTTATGAATAATGCAGCGAAAGAATATAAAAATCATATTGCAGCAATGGGCCAAGATGCGACGATGACTGATAAACTTCTTGCTGAAAAGAAGAAGCTTGAAATTCAAATGGAAGCAGCCAAGAAACGTACAGCTATGTTGCGTGCTGAATATCAAGCTATGTCCAAGGACACAAATACAACCGCTGAACAACTCAATAAAATGTACGGGAAGTTGCTTGATGCAGAACGTGCTGAAACTTCTCTTGATAATGCAATGAAAAGAGTGAATGAAGGTCTTTCCGAGCAAGCAATTGAAGCCAGGGAAGCACGTGGAACTTTATTGGATTTACAAGAGAATTCTAAGAAGCTTGAAGCTGAACAGAAGCGTTTGACAAGTTCATTCAAACTTCAAAATGCTGAATTAGGTCAAAATGCTAGTGAAGCGGATAAGTTAGAATTAGCACAGAAACAACTACGTCAGCAAATGGAAATGACGGATAGAGTTGTTCACAACTTAGAACAACAATTGAGTGCAGCAAAGCGTGTGTATGGTGAGAACTCTACCGAAGTGCAGCAACTTGAGGCTAAATTAAACCAAGCAAAAACGACAGTAAAGCAATTTGAAAACTCCTTACAGAGTGTTGGGCGAAGTGGTTCACAAGCAGCGGATGGTATGGCGGAAATCAATAAGAAACTTGATATGAACAATTTAATGGAAGCCGCTGAAGTCCTCCAAGGAATATCCGAAAAATTGATTGAAATGGGAAAGTCAATTGTAAATACAGCAATAGAGTTTGATGGATCACAGAGGAAAATTCAAGCTTCATTAGGGTTGACTGGAAAAGGTGCCGAAAACCTTCAAAAGATTGCTGTTGATACTTGGAAAAAAGGCTTTGGTGAAAATCTTGAAGAGGTAGACAATGCGCTAATAAAAGTCTATCAAAATATGCGTGACGTTCCACATGAGGAATTGCAAGGTGCATCAGAAAATGTATTAACATTAGCTAAAGTTTATGATGTGGATTTAAATGAAGCGACTCGAGGTGCAGGGCAGTTAATGAGTCAGTTTGGTTTATCTACACAGGAAACCTTTGATTTACTTGCTGCCGGTGCTCAAGAAGGTCTTAATTATTCAGATGAGTTATTTGATAACCTCTCTGAATATGCACCTTTATTCAAACAAGGTGGTTTTAGTGCTCAAGAAATGTTTACGATTTTAGCAAATGGAACAAAAAGTGGTTCGTATAACTTAGACTATATCAATGACCTGGTGAAAGAATTTGGTATCCGTGTACAAGATGGTTCGAAAGGTGTATCAGAAGGATTCGGCGATTTATCTGAAGAGACAAAAAAAGTATGGAAGTCATTCAATGAAGGTAAGGGAACTGCAGCGGATGTTTTTAATGCTGTGTTAGGTGATCTTCAAAAGATGGATGACAAAGTAAAAGCAAACCAGATTGGTGTTGCTTTATTTGGCGTGAAATGGGAAGACATGGGCGCTGAAGCTGTACTTAGTTTAAATAATGTACATGGTGGTCTTGGTGATGTAACTGGACGTATGGATGAAATGAAGAAACTTCAGGAAGAATCTTTGGGGCAGCAATTTCAAAAAGCACTAAGAGAAACACAGGCTGCGTTAGAGCCACTTGGAAAGAAATTTGCAGAATTAGCGAAAGATATTTTACCTCCAATTGTTGATGGAGTTAAAGCTGTAATGGATTGGTTTAGTAAATTGTCCGAAGCCGATCAAACGCTTTTAATCGTGATGAGTGCATTGAGTGCGGCGTTTATTATTCTAACTCCAATTGTAGCAGCTCTCGCTGTTTCATTTGGTGCGTTGAATCTGGCGTTTTTACCTGTGATAGCTACCATTGCAGCAGTTTCCTTGGTGATAACTGGTATTATCATGTTAATAAAAAACTGGGGTGCCATAACTGACTGGCTTTCTGAAAAATGGTCACAATTTAAAGAATGGTTTGGCGAATTGTGGGCAGGTATAGTTCAGGCATGTAGTGATGGTTGGTCTGCCACAGTTGATTACTTTTCTGGAGCCTGGTCAGATTTTTTAAATATGGTAAATGAGTTCTTTGAACCTATAGGTCAATTTTTCACTGATCTATGGACAGGTATTTCTGATACAGCATCGGAAATTTGGACAGGAATTACTGATTATTTTTCAGAATCGTGGTCTTCATTCATTGAATTAGCAGATAGTATATTGTCTCCTTTAGGTGAATTTTTCAGTGGATTGTGGACGGGTATTGTTGAAACGGCAACTTCTATTTGGGATCAATTAAAGACAGCTTGGCAAGAAACTTGGAATACCATTGTTACGGTTTTAGATCCAATTATTTCTTTGATTTCTACAGTTCTTGAGGCTGGATGGTTATTAATACAAGCTGGAGCACAAATTGCTTGGGCAGCCATATCTCAATATATTATTCAACCAATTCAAGAAGCGTATGATTGGGTAAGTAAACAAATTGGTGAATTGGTTGCTTGGTTAGGTACACAATGGGAAATTGCAAAAGCTGTGGCGCAAGTTGCGTGGGGATTATTTAAGCAATATATCGTTCAGCCAGTCCAAGAAGCTTGGAGTACAACAAAAGAAAAATTCAGTGATTTGATTTCTTGGTTAAGTTCACAGTGGGAAACAGCGAAATCTTATACACTTTCAGCGTGGAATCTAATAAAACAATATGTCATTCAGCCTGTTCAAGAATTGTGGAATGCAACGAAAGAGAAATTGAATGATTTAGCGAATTGGATACTAGGTAATTGGGCTAAAATTCAATCTTACACACTTACGGCATGGAATTTAGTTTATAAATATATCATTGATCCTGTTATTTCAGCTTATAATTCTGCAAAAGAGAAATTCAATGATATGTACAACACAGCACGGGAAAAATTTGATTCAGTAAAAAATGCAGCTCAAGAAAAGTTTGATGCAGCAAAGAGGTTTATCATTGACCCGATAAAAGATGCGGTGGATAAAGTGAAGGGATTGATTGATAAAATCAAAGGATTTTTCAGTGATTTGAAATTAAAGATTCCGAAACCGGAAATGCCTAAAATGCCGCATTTTAGTTTAGAAACTAGCACGAAAAACATTTTAGGGAAAGACATTACGTATCCATCTGGCATTGGTGTACAATGGCGTGCAAAAGGCGGTATTTTTACTAGACCTACAATTTTCGGTATGAGTAATGGTCAGTTACAAGGTGCAGGAGAAGCTGGAAATGAAGCGGTTTTACCGTTGAATAAAAAAACATTAGGCGCGATTGGTGAAGGGATTGCAGCAACGATTTCTACTGAACCAACTGTAATTAATATTTATAATCCTTCAGTAAGGGAGGATCGTGATATCGACCGCATGGTCGGAAAAATAGATGATGCACTGGCTCAAAAAGGACGTAATTCAAAAATAGGAATAGGGAGGACGACTTAATTGTTGGATATAGGAATCGATAATGAATTAGCAAGCAGTTACGGATTAGGTTTAGTAGGTCGTCCAGTGATTCCAACCGCAAAACAAAAGGTAGAACATATAGAAATACCAGGACGACATGGTTCACTTACAAAGAAAGGGACATATGAAAATGTCCCTTTTAAGGTGAAATTTAATATGTTGGAAAGGGAAAATATTAAACCTTTCATAAGACGTGCAAAACCTTGGTTATTACAAGGGAAAACACTTTTTTTCACAGATGACGATGTACATCGGAAGATTAAGCATGTTGAAATGGGAGACATCACAACTGAAATTGAGGAGCATGGTGAATTTGAGGTGGATTTCACACTAGATCCCTTTGAATATACAGAGGATGTAAATCTAAAGCTCACCAAACCTGGTGTAATTTATAATTCAGGTACAATTGAATCTGATCCTAAGTTTTGGATTGTGGGAAACGGTAATTTCCGTATAACAATCAATGACGTCTCTTTTCAAATAAAAGATGTGAATGGTTCTGTTGTCATAGACTCAGAAATACTTGAAGCATATACCGATACCATATCAATGAATAATAAAATGGTTGGGCAGTTCCCTATATTCAACGTAGGAGAAAATACAATAGAGTGGTCAGGAGCAATTCAATTTATGGAAATTCGACCTAGGTGGAGATATAAATGATTACTTTATATAAACCAAATGAAACTGATTTTACACACAATGGTATAGGGGCTTTAGATAAAAATATTTATAACGCAACTGTTGAGGAAGAACTCAATGGTTTATTTTTATTTTCATTTAGTTATCCATTGTTTGCGCCGCATGGTCTGGAAATAGAGGGAATGAGCATTATTAAAGTTCCAACTCCTGATGGCGAACAACTATTTCGAGTGGCAGCGCCTAAAGTCAGTATGGGTGAGATTACAGCACAATGTTATCACATTTTTTATGACTTAACTGAAAATCTAATTGAAGACATTTTTGCTGAAGCAACAAATGGTAATGGAGCAATGAATCGTATGTCAGCAGGATGCCAATATAAGCATCCTTTTCAGTTTTATTCAGATGTACCAAAGATAGCCAGTGCACGTATTGTCCGTAAAAATCCTGTGGAAGCATTATTGGATTCTAGTCAAGACAATTCATTTGTTAATCGTTGGGGTGGCGAATTAAAAAGAGATAATTTTGATGTGAAGATGTTACAAAATCGTGGTATGGATCGCGGGGTAGTTATTCGTCATAAGAAAGATTTATTAGGATATGAAGGTAATGTGGATTGGAAAAGTCCCATAACTAGAATCATGCCACAAGGTTTTGATGGGTTATTTCTTCCTGAAAAATATGTTGATAGTCCACTTATAAATAAGTATCCTCATCCTAAAATTAAAGTGGTTGAGTTTAAACATATCAAAGCAGCTATTGGTGAAAATGCTGACGATGAAGATGCAGTTCCGTTAGAAGAAGCATATAGGTTATTACGCCAGGCAGCCAAGGATATGTTTGCTATTCAAAAGGTTGATCAGCCTAAAGCAACTTATAACGTTAAGTTTCAGGAGTTATCACAAACGGAAGAGTATAAGGATTATAAGCATTTACAAAGTGTTTATATGGCAGATACTGTTACGGTTGAACATCAAGAAGATGGAATTGATATAAAAGCGAAGGTAATTGCTTATAAGTATGACCCGATAAAAAAAGAGTATCTAGATATAACTATTGGTAATTTCAAAGAATCTTTTACGGATGTTTCTGGTAGGGTTGACCTGGTACAAGAAGAGTTATCAAATATGCCAAGTTCGATTTTGGATGCAGCAAAAGCAAATGCTACAAGCCTTATTAATTCAGGATTCGGAGGGCATGTCCGTGTTTATCCAGATCGTATTTTAATTATGGATACGAAAGATGAAAGGAGTGCGAAAAAGGTTTGGCAATGGAACTTGAATGGATTAGGGTATTCTTCCACAGGTGTGAATGGACCATATGGAACTGCTATTACAAGTGATGGAAGAATTGTTGCTGATTTTATTACTGCAGGTACGTTAAGTGGGAATCTGGTGCAAGGCGGAGAAATAACAGGTTCAACTTTGAAAACATCTAATTCGGCTAATTTTGTAAATATATCTAAACAATTTATTCGTCTCTATGAATCCTCGAAAGTAAGAGCCTTTATTGGGTATTACAAAAATAGTAGAGGTGAAATACAGCCCACTTTTATTCTAGGTGGTGACTCAGATCAAACAGGTGCAAACGGCGCCATCATGTTGTATCAATTCTCAGATGTAAGTGTTAAGTCTGGTGGAATTGGAATCACAAAGGGACTCGATGGTAATGGGTACTTGAATGCAGCTTCTTTATACTTTTCACAAACAGGGAATGCAATGCTCGATGCTGATAAAATGATTGTCCTAGATGCCCAAAGTGAGATGAGATTTAAGGTTAAAGATCAATTCCGCTTTTATCGTAATGACAATTGGATTGCAAGTATCGGGGTTGCATCTGGAGGGGATACAGATATCATGCTCCCAAATGCAATAATACGCAATTCGAATTGGGACAATGGGTATATCCAAGTGAAAACCGCTCTTGGGACATATTATCAAGGCGTAATTGCTTCAGACTTCAAAGTTTCTTCAAAAGAAACATATAAAACCAATATCCGTCCTATTACATCCAGCTTACTTGAAAAGGTAATGGAATGGGAAATTAAACAGTACAATTTGAAAACAGATATTCCAAAACTTTATGAGATGCGTATGAATCGTAAAGAAGGAGAGCCGACAATTACTACAGAGGCAATTCCTACACATTATGGTTTAGTTATTCCAAAAGAATCAGAGGAAAATGGTGTGGGGTTATATGGGATGCTTTCACAATTGACAAGCGCATTTCAAGAGCATGTAATCAAAACAGAGGTTAAATTTGAAGAATTAGAGCCGATAAAGTCTAAAGGGAATATAAAACATAGGAACAAAGTAAAGCGCCAAAGAAGACCACCTAGATGTGTGAAAAGGACAAGTTAGAAAGAGGTGTAGTTATGCGAAATGAGGAAATCATGATAGATGTAGCAGAGCCTGTATTTACAAAAATCATTCGTTCCAGGCAAAATGATACAAACGGGTTGAAGCTTACGGTATATGTAAGAGAAAAGGGGCAACCTATCGATTTAACAGGCTATGCAGTGAAATATGAAGCGACCAATCATACAGGAGGATGTATACGTGATGATGCACAAATCGTAGATGCAAAGAATGGTATGTTCGTCTATACATTATCAACACAAGCTGTTTCCACATCGGATGATTGGACAGCTTATTTTGTGATGGAAAAAGGTACAGAAAGAATGAGTACACCAGACATTCGTATTACATTAAGACGTGATGTAAAAGAAGGAAATATCAAAATAGAAAACTATATTTCTGAGTTTGATGGGGCAATGGAGCGTGTAAAGGGGTATCGAAAAGAAATGGATGACGCGAATAAAAAAATAGGTGAGTTAAAGCCGTATATACAAAGTCAGTTTGAGACAACCAATCAAAAAATCAAAGAAATCACGCCGTATATAGACGAGCAATACCTGAAGACCAATAAAAAAATTGAGGAGTTAGGTGCAAGTATTGCGGCAAATGGTGTGGTGAAAAAAGTCGGAGATACCATGACGGGACCGCTTGTCATCGACCATAAGGGAGTGGAATCCCCGTTGCAAGTTTCGAATCCATCGGGACGATTTCGATTGCTCCCGCAGAAAGATTGGAATACCGTGGAAAGCGGTACGGTAGATGGAAAAGCGAAAAATCTGAATGTCACAGGAACGAATAACACCATGTTAGACAAGGTCCAAGTAAAGACAAAGGAATGGATGATAGAAGGAACAGCAAACCAAGCGATTGTTGGTATCGGGACGAATGGAGTATATATGGGGAATGCAGTCACCAAGAAATATCTGCAATTCAAAGACGATGGTACACTTTCTTATAGCGGGAAGAAAGTAGGCTTTGTAGAGGATATGGCGGAGGAGACCAAAAAGTTCATGCAAGGATTTACGAACTTTAAAAATGGCTTTCATTCTAATGGCAGTGGAAATTCCTTTTTTTATGGAATAGACCAGTTTGGATGGAAACATATACAAGGGCTTGTAGAAGGCGGGAGTACAGAAGCAGGGGCGGTTATTGGCTCATTGCCTGAGTTTATGAAGCCTGCCTATTGGGCAACTGTTACAGCGGTATATGATACGACAGGTGGTGCAACCTATTCTCCGTGCGCCGTGAATATTGCTTGGAATGGTGATATCATTTGTCAAACAAAAAGAAGTGCTTCCAGCTTTATTATCATTAACGGGATGTATCTGTAGAAAGGAAGAAGGTGAAATCGTGAAAGGATACGCTAGGTGTGCAGAAATAGATTTGGATTTTGAATAAAATACGGCTTTTATAGAGAAGAGCCTTCTAGTGAATCACAGTGAAGGGGGTTGTCTCATATGATATAGAGATTGTTGGATTCAAATCACTAAGGATGTGAAGGTATGGAAGATTTACAAGTAAAAATAGATTATTTAAAAGCAGAACAAAAGGAAATCATGCGAGATATTCGTAACTTAGAAACGCGGACAACGATAAACGAAAAGGATATTTCCACAATCAATAAGCAATTAGAAAAAATTAGCATGAATACCACATGGATTTTACGGATTGTGATTAGTTCTGTAATCATGGCAGTTTTAGGTTTGATATTCAAAGGTGGGATTTAGATTGTTCATATATAAGTATTTGTGAAAGAGGGACAAGTGTCTCTCTTTTTTTATCTTGAAGAAGGAGGAAAGAATGTGGATCGTATCGATGTATTAGTAAAAGTTTTTATTGCCACTTTCGGTGGGTTTTGTGGTTACTTCTTGGGAGGATGGGATGCAACATTGAAAATCTTAGTAACGATGGCAGTTATTGATTATTTAACTGGCATGATTGCAGCAGGATATAACGGAGAATTAAAAAGTAAAGTTGGTTTCAAAGGCATCGCCAAAAAGGTGGTGCTTTTTCTTTTAGTTGGGGCAGCAGCACAATTAGATGCAGCACTGGGAAGTAACAGCGCAATTCGTGAAGCGACTATTTTCTTCTTCATGGGCAATGAGTTACTTTCACTTTTAGAAAACGCTGGTCGTATGGGAATCCCCTTACCTTCAGCATTAACAAATGCAGTTGAAATTTTAGGTGGCAAACAAAAACAAGGAGAGAAAAAAGGAGATGTTCAATAATGGAAATTAGAAAAAAATTAGTTGACCCAAGTAAATATGGTACAAAATGTCCTTATACGATGAATCCAGAATTTATCACAGTTCACAATACGTATAATGATGCACCAGCTGAGAATGAAATTGCCTATATGATACGAAATAATAATGAAGTGTCATTCCATATTGCGGTAGACGATAAAGAAGCGGTGCAAGGTTTACCTTTAGAACGGAATGCATGGGCTTGTGGAGATGGGAATGGTTCAGGCAACAGAAAGTCGATTAGCGTGGAGATCTGTTATTCTTTAAGCGGTGGGGATAGGTATTATAAAGCAGAAAATAATGCAGCTATTGTTGTAGCGCAGCTCATGAAACAATACAACATTCCGATAAGTAAAGTTCGCACACACCAATCGTGGAGTGGAAAGTATTGCCCGCATCGTATGTTAGCAGAAGGACGTTGGAATTCTTTTATAGAAAGGGTGCAAAACGCATATATCGGTGGTGGGAATACAGGTTCTACAAAACCATCTAACAATGGTATAGGTGTTGTTACAATTACTGCGGATGTCTTACGTGTTCGTACAGGACCAGGAACGAATTATGGTATTGTAAAGAATGTGTACCGAGGGGAACGCTATCAATCTTGGGGCATTCAATATGGCTGGTACAACGTTGGTGGAAATCAATGGGTTTCTGGGGAGTATGTGAGGTTTGAGGGTTAGGATAACACCATTTTTGAGATTGTTCATACTCTGAGACTACGAATAAGGCCTATGTGTATGTGAAATGAACGGAAAAAGAGCATTCCTCTGGCGAGTGAGGGACGCTCTTTTTTAACATTATAAAGATATATCTCTCATTTGGTTTGTCGATAGTAATCATATGTAACGAAAGGAATAAATATGAACAATAAAAATCAGAGTACTCTTGTGGAGTGCTCTGATTACATAGGATGCTATATAAAAAGGGAACGTGTTAATTGCATTGTATGTAGCAACATGCTGAAATATGAGAAAAAGCAATCCAGGGTGGTGAGGCCGGAATGCTTTTTCTGTATATAGAAAGGCATCATGCCAGGAGCAATTTAATATATGCTTCTAAAGTACGTAATGTTCCATCAAAATAAAAAGGCACCTTCCCCAGCTGAAGGTGCCTCATGTGGTGATTCTCTAGATGTATAAATAGTATATCTAATATTAGTGAAGGATAGAACTTATTATTGACCGATAAATGTATATGTTAAATATATTTTTACAAAAGAATAGTTTTATAAATCAGAAATTCTTCTAACTTGTTTTTCTTTCTTCATAAAATTCCTCTTATATTGTTTAAAGTCTTGTTTATCGACTCTGAACTTCTCTCCAGTAGCAACGTTTTTAACTAAATATGTTGTACGCTTAAATTCTCTAATGTAATAGATCACTAATCCAACTAAAAGGGATATACACATTGTTGCTGGGATAGCTAAAATACAAAGAACGATAATGAGCGCAGAAATTTTATCTGATTCATAAACTCTTTTTAACACTATGCGTTTTCCAGAAGCAGCTTGCGCTTGGTGTAATTGTTGCATGCGTTGTAGCGATGCGACGGTATCATAACTCACGTGTTCAACCTCCTATTTTAAGTTGTATTGAATTAATACATATTCATAGTATTTTATTTTGATGTAACTACACTGTTATTGTACATTTTGTCTACCTGTTCTTTATTATATCCATATGACAGTGTCAATCTGTCATCTACAAACAAACAAGTGCCTACATTAAAGCCTCGACACCCAGCCATAAATTTTGAAAGTTTAGGAATAAAACCAACTGCTTCAATATCCATTAAAATAAAATGTACTGGAATCGCTCTTTTATTTTGCTGTGCACCTTTTAACATATGACTCATAAATGAAAAAATTCGTTTTCCCATATTCGGCACGAAATCTTCTTGTTGTTGATCATGATCTGTATACGTGAAATAAACAATTATTTTACGCTTTAATAGTTGCAGTAAATCTTGCTTAGAATTTGAATGTAGTTCTGTATAAGGAAGCAATAAGATTTCATAACCCTGATCATATTTTTGAGAAGATGTTTTTTGATACATAATGCCTTGGTAATCTAGTACAAATAAAGATTCCTCTTCAAAAACTCTGATGAATTTCTCTACTTCGATTAATCCATTTTTAGGATCGTAATAATTTTCAATAATTCGATTTAATGTTTTGAATGGTGGTTGTTTTGACATTGTAATTACTCCTGAGTATGTTTTTTCTCTTGTTGTTTTTCAGTGACTAACTCTTCAGGTGTTTTCCTTCTCACCTTAACTGGTATTCCATAGTAATCATAAATTTCTTGGAATACTTCTTCAATTTTTCGATTACCATAAATTTTTTCTACAATTCTTAGGTTAGTTTTTTTGTTTTTAGACACTACTCATTCCGCCTCCTCTTTAATCCAAATATCCTCCATGTGCATGTTTAATGCTTTAGCAATCTTATATGCAGTAGGGAAAGTTGGTAGTTTTGTGTTGTTTACAAGCGCACTTAATGTTGATTGGCTGATTCCAGTCCTTTTTGAAAAATCTTTTTGTCTTATTTCTTTTTCAGCAAAAATAATCCGTAATTTACATTTAAACTCCATATTAACTCCTCCTAAAAATATATATATCTTTCTACATAAGATTTCACATTCCTGTTCAATTAAAATTTATTGAGAATAAAAGTTTAACAGGACAGGCAAAAATCCTCCATCTAAGTCATATACCTATATTACTTCCATTCAGAAGCCCACGAAGACTTCTATGTGGAATTCCGAATGGCATCGTAGACATTAAGAGAGGAGAGGGTTATATGCGTTCTCAGTATAGTTACCTCAATGCAACACCATATTTATATTCATCAAAAGAATTACGTCACATGTATAATGGGTCAAAATCCAGAAAAGAGACAGAATCAATTCTTACTCACATGAGGAACCATGAAGTATTTGATAACAAAGAGTACAAAGGGTATTTCAGCTTATCACAGGTCATTGAAGAAGATTTATATGGAGAAGAGGAGGATATATTGAATTGGCAAGATTTAATGGAGCGGTACCAAATTGTAGCTACCAAATCAGGGATTAAATTTCGTGAAAAAGAAGAGGAGGAATAGTCATGACACTTGCAGGGGAAGCGATAATTATTTGGACAGCGACAGGCTTGTCGGTCATTGCAATGAAGATAGCAGAAAAAATGGGGAAGAGTGTTCCGCACTGGCTTCCACATATGACTTTGTACACAACGCTCACAGGCTCATTTCTGTATCTTCTACGTTATGTGCTAGTTATGTTTCTTTGAAGGAAGGTGATGTGGAATAGAGGGACAATAGTTATCATAAACGAAAAAGCTCGTCCTGCTATATTCTAAAAAAATGTAACTATATCCTTATAGGATATATAAGGAGTGTTCAGCAATGCTTGAATTATTGCTAATACCTATTGTTTCATTTGGATATGCTTTGGTAAGTGATAATTTCAAACGAAAAGATGATGATAAAAAGAAAATACAAGTTTTTTTTGAGGTAAGTGGAATTGCTATTAAACGAGACGATAGGCTCTATTATCCCAAGTTTCAAAAACAAATTGATGATGAGCGCAGTACAACATATATTTACAATTTACCTGTTGGCATGCCGAGTAGAGTCATTCAGAAGGTGGAGGATGTTGTTTCAGAAGGTCTAAATAAACCAGTTCGAATTCAGTATGATAATTACAAATTAAGTATTCGGGTATTCCGTAAAGAAATACCTAAGAAGTGGGAGTGGTCAATAGATTTAATTCAAGAATGCGAATGGCGTGTACCAATCGGGCAAAGTTTAGAAGAATTAATTTGTCATGATTTTGATAAAACACCACATATGACTTTAGGTGGATTAACAAGGATGGGGAAAACGGTCTTTTTGAAGAATGTATTTACCTCACTTACTGTAGCCAACCCAGAGCATGTTCATTTCTACATTATTGATTTAAAGGGTGGATTGGAGTTTGGGCCTTATAAGAACGTAAGACAGGTAGAATCAATTGCAGAAAAGCCAATCGAGGCCTTTCAAGTATTGAGTATGATTCTACAAAAGATGGAAGAAAAAATGCTTTTTATGAAAAAAAATCATTATACCAATGTGGTAGAAACAAATATAAGAGAACGTTACTTTATTATTGTGGATGAAGGCGCTGAACTTTGTCCTGATAAAAGTATGAATAGGGAGCAACAAAAATTATTAGGAGCTTGCCAACAGATGCTTTCACATATAGCACGTATAGGTGGAGCATTAGGATTTAGACTAATCTTCTGTACGCAGTATCCCACTGGAGATACACTACCACGCCAAGTGAAACAAAATTCTGATGCTAAGCTAGGCTTCAGGTTGCCTACTGCAACAGCTTCACAAGTTGTTATAGATGAACCAGGACTTGAATCTATTCACAGTATTCCAGGGCGTGCAATTTTTAAGACTGATCGACTAACTGAAGTTCAAGTCCCTTATATTTCGAATGAAGCGATGTGGAACGTACTAAAACAATATGAGGTGGAGAAACATGAATATACAAACACACATCAAATTGAATCGTCAGATGATGATTCTGACCTCGATTAGAAAGCTGAAATTTGCGACTCGTAGGCATTTAATGGCTATCCATGACTTAGGTGGTATCAGAAATGCAAATCGCATATTAAAAGATTTAAATACATTTGTTAACACTACAGTATATAAAAAAGAGTATGTATATTACCTAAATAAAAAAGGTAGAGAGCTATTTGATGATAATGAGAAAGTTATACCAAATAGTCGATTAGCTCATAGTCTCATGAGAAACGAGGCATGGCTGTATTTATTTTGTCCTGATGACTGGCAGATAGAAGCCCCCATCCGTTATAAAGTAAATGACCAAAAGAAAACGATTGTTCCTGATGTAAAATTCCGTAATGACGACGGGATATTAAACGCTGTAGAAATAGATCGTACACAGACGATGAATATAAACGCCGACAAAATGAATCGATATGGAGAATTGACCCTGTACTACAAAAATAAATATAACGGAAAGGTACCTATTATCCATTTTTTCACACTTACAACATATAGACAAAAAACGTTAGAACAGTTTGCTATAAAACAAGGGGTTTATGCTGAGGTCCATGTAATACCCGAATTTTAATATAGCTACTTCTAAATCAAATACTAAAATTTGGATCAAAATAATATTTATCCATCAAGTTATTTACAATTCCATTGAAATACGCAAACTTACCTTTTTTCATTTTGACTCCATCTTTTATCTTCATCACAAAGTCTTTCATAGCTTGTACACCAATTTGTAGTTCTTGATTTTTGTCAAAAGCTGTTTGCCCTGTTGTATGATTTATCACACGATTGCATTGTTTTACAATCTTCCAAAATTCTTGAATTGTTTTAGCTTTTGAATAAAAAGCAGAAGTTAAGGAAGCAAAACGTTTCGGAACCCAATGAGCCACAAATTCAGTGCATTTAATATTTTCTTTAGGTACAGTATTATTATCATTACCATTACGTTTATTTATATCTTTACTCTTTTGTTTTAAGATTTTAGTAGTTGTTTTAATGGTAGGACACTTCTTAGTCGTTTTAGCAGGGTGCTTGTGGGACACTTCATTCACAATTGGTTGGATGATAATTGCATTAGAAGTTTGACGCATATCTTTTTTTCGCTTCATAGCTATTTGTTTAATCATTCTTAAAGTCACAAGTTTCGTCATTAAACGTTGTACAGTTTTATATGATACGCCCATTATCTCAGCTATTCTATTTTTACATAGGAAACTAACACCTACATATTTGCAGCTGTGACGCTTTAAAATTTCAAGTAATGAAATTAGTTTAGATTGTACATCGGTACGTTTAATAGACGTTTTAATTATATCTCTGTATACTCTAATGGCTTTATTTAATTCCTCTACATTTGAAAATGTTGATAAATTATAATAGGACTCTGGTTGAGCCAATACATCAATACGCTTTTTCATAACGGTTTGTCTCCTTTTTGGAAACAAAAAAGCAACGTCACCTATTTATTGGGTAAACGTTGCTTAATAAACCTAATATGAGGTACAATACTCATGAGAGGATAGCAAGTGTTTACCTGGTGCAATCAGGTGGACGGTATTAGAGTGTTTGCGGCACTACTAATACACGCTGTGCTCTTTTGTTTTTGTGGTCACATTTTGGTAACGAATGAATAAAATTTAGAATTTATTCATAAATTTTGATGTTACACAAACCGTTGATATATAAGAGTTTTAACTGATTTTTAAAACGTATGATTCGGTGGATGTTCGACTCCCACCGTCTCCACCAATACATATTTGGTGGTTTTTTATTTTGTATGTAACAAGAAGCATAAGATGGCCGTTTTGGCCAACTTATGCTTCTTTTAGTTTACGGCCAACTTATGCTTCCAAACAGAGAAGATATCTAATTATCGATATGAAATTTACTTGATAGATAATGAAGCGATATTTTAGTCTCTTCGCTTTACTTCTGAGGGGTTACGGGAAATTTTCTACTTCGGTAGCGGTTTCTACACGGGTGATTCATACAACACGATTTTAGGAATTCGTATTGTAGGCTTAGTAATTTACCTACTATCTATTTTCAAACCAGTACGTGAGCAAAATAACTTTTTGGGTAGATACAAAGTGAAATATAATTGTATGAATAACGCTTTCCTAAAGCGGAGTTATATATTAAGTTATCTACTTAATATATAACTCCGCAATCCTTTCCTTTCTGAATTTCCTCGTCTACTTACCCACTTTATATTTTGATTTGTACTTTGAAACCATTCGAGATTTATAATATCAAAAATAGAGGGATGTTTTGAATAAATATATAATGCACAGAGTATAATACTAACATTTCTTTATGACAAAATCTGGTGGTGGATATGGTGAAGAAGATGGTTAATTTTTTTCAGCTTGCTCTTGTCCTGATTGGTAGCACTGGAATTATAAATCATGTCATTATAATTCCGATGTTATTAGATTATTCTGGGCGAGATTCCTGGATTTCAATTATAGTTTTGAGTTTGGTATATATCATTTGGATTCCTTTTGTATTTATCATTCATAAACAAACAAGCGAAGAGCATTTGTTCGCGTGGTTAATACGAAATTATGGAGGATTTATCACATATCCATTGCTTTCTATACTTATTTTATATTTGATTATGCTAGGCATTGTCACATTAAAAGAAACACTAACATTCTTCTCTTTTTATTTACCGGAAACACCTAGGATATTATTAGGAACGGTTTTATCGATAATCTGTTTTTATTATATGAGGGTGTTGCAAAACTAA